GTACATTTTGCAGGGGGGGGGGAGGTACATTTTGCAGGGGGAAATAGAAGTTAAATAAATAGAAGTTAAATAAATAGAAGAATCTAAATCGAAGACGCGCGCGGGGCGCGGCGTGTGAGATTGCGGGCTACCCCCCCCGGTGCTATCCTGAAAACACCAAACCCACCCCTTGCTAAAAATCACGAAAGGACAACCACCCATGAGCATTACCGCGATCATGGCAGCAGGCTACGTTACCCACACCCCTACCGGCGAGCAGATGAAGCCGTCCAGCCTCTCAACGTTGAAGGCTCTCGCTTTCTGCACCGGCGAACATTCCAATTCGTGCTACCCGTCCGTGCGCACCTTGCAGGAGATGACAGGGCACAGTGTCCGAACGATTCGCGCGGCCTTGAACGACTTGGAAGAGATGGGTTTTATCACCCGCGCCGCCCGTGCTGGTACTTCCACCGTCTACGCTCTCCAGATTGATGTGATGCGAGCGCACCACCGCCGCCGCCGCTGGACTGAAACCCGTGACACTGGAAACCCGTACGCAGGCGACCATAACGCCGTAACCGTAGTAGATGAAATCCCCGTTGAGGAACAGTCGGTAAATGTCAAGCGCATCAACTTTGCAGAAGCCCCTGTAGAGACGGTAGAGGAAACCCCCGCGCCCATACCCGCTGTACCCGCACCGGTACAAGCAGAACTAATCCCCGCCCCGGTCAAGAAGAAGACCAAGAAGGGCGACACTACCCCCGCGCTTGATGAAGCGTTCAACGAGTTCTACAAGCACGCATACCCCCGCAAAATGGAGCCGTTGAAGGCGCGCCGCGCATTCGAGAAGGCCGTGAAGAACGGTACAGACCCGCGCGAAATTATCGAGGGTGCCCGCCGCTTTGCCGCCGCTACCGCAACCAAGGGTAAAACCTATATCCCGTACCCGGCGAGCTGGCTAAACGCAGGCGGCTGGATGAATGAGGCGGGCGACATCGCCCCGGTAGAACCTACCCCGTGGCAGAAGAAGACTACGCGCCTTGTGCAGTCTATGCAGGCCGCCGGTGTGGTGGATAACGCGCCCGCGCTTACCGGCGTTACCCACCCCGCGCCCGCCGCACCCCTGGCTATCGAGCCTGGCTACATCTAAGGGACGGCGACCATGAATAAGCAGGAATGCGCAACGTTCTACGCACAAGCGGCAAAGGTTGATAGCCGCCTCCCTGATCGTGAATTTGATGAGTTCGACGCATGGGAAATGCTTCTAGCCGACATTCCCCCCAAGTTTGCGCCTATGATTTTCTGCGAAATCTACCGCCGCGTGCAGGTTCAGCAGCTACAGCCTGGCCATATTGTCGAGGCGTGGAAAACCGTTCGTAAGAACGTAAACGCCGCTATCGCCCGGTGCCTGTCTTTCGAGAAGCGCACGCGCGAGCTGGACGTGTCAGACCGTGAAGATGCCACGAAATTTAACGAGATTGCGGAAGCGTATAACGCGGCTGTGGATTTGCTACCCGTCGAGGTAGCGGCGGCTAATGGGTTTAGCCGTAAGGAGCTGGTACCTGTACCGGGTGAACGTGTGCCCGCGCCCGCCCCGGCGTGGTTTAAATCACTGCAAAATGGTTAGGCTTCGGGTTGCGCCGGGTACCTTGAAGGGTTTATAGTATAAATGTAAGGCAAAGAGCCTTACAAAACACCCAAACCGAAAGGAACCGAGATGTTCAACCTCACCGCAAACCCCGCCCATCACCGGGCGGGGCACCCGCTACCACCACTACCGAAAGGAACCACGGCATGAGAAATATTATGCGACACCCGCGCTTCTCACTCTCCGTACTAGTAGCAGCTCTCCAGCTCATCACATTCTGGCTGGCAATACTCACAAATGAGCTAACCCTAGCGAACATCTCAAATGTGCTACTCTCCGCCGTTGCGGTATGCCTAGCCTATGAAGTGGACTTGCTCCGAATCGACCGAAAGAAGAAACCCCCCCGTGAAAATTAACACTCTCATGCGCCGCGCCGTACCCGCGCCCGCGCCTGGCTCCGACGAATGGAAGCGCAAGATTACCGCGTCCAAGGTGGCATCTGTCGTCTGTAAAAGCCCGTGGACTTCTAAGTTTGCGCTACACACTGAGATGACCGGCCGCTACGAATCCGACCCGATCAACCCGGCGGTATTGGAAGCGGGTAATATTCTGGAACCGGCGGTAGCGGATTGGTTTCAGCTGCACAACCCGGGCATAGAAGTGCGAGAATGCAAGAAGCGCAACACGCCGGTGTGGTGGGTAGACCCGGCGAATGAAGATTTTGCCGCTACCCCTGACAGGGTGCTAGTAGATCGTCAGACCGGCGAGGTTACCGCGCTACTGGAAATCAAGACCGCGCGCGTCGCCTCCGAATGGGGCGAAGAAGACACGGATCAGGTACCCGAACACTACAAGCTACAGGCGCTTTGGCAAATGCGGTGTACCGGCGTACGCACCGTAATTTTTGCCGTACTACACGCCGGGCTAAGGTTCGCTACCTATCGCGTCGAGTATGACCGTGATGACATTTACGAGCTGGTAGACGCAGCGACCGATTTTATGGACGCGGTGCGCACCGGGCGCACGCCCGATTATCGCGATGAGCCGGGCGCATTCTCGACCTACGAAGTGTTTAGGTATTATTTCCCTGAGTGCAACGGCGAGGCTGTGATGTTGAGTGATGATCTAGTCTACCGCACCCGCCGCGCTAAGCGCCTAAAGCGATTGGCCGCGCGTGCTGAGGATATCGTCAAGAATGAGCTAACCGCCGTTATGGGCAATGCGAGCGCGGGCGTGGATTACGCGAACCGCACGGTAGCGCGGCGCCAACAGCGCAAGACCCCCAAGGGGTTTAGCCGCCCCTGGGTGACTATGGTCTAGGGCGGCTGTAGCGGCGCTGGAAAATTTTCTAAATTTTTTCCGGTTTGGGTTTGTTTTCCCCTCATAAATAGGCTTGTACTATAAATGTAAGGAAGAACAAAGACATCGAGTCGGAAACCTTACAACCCAAACCGAAAGGAAAACGAATCATGGAACTCACCGCCAAGGACTTCACCGCACAGCTGGCCGCTAAGGGTTACGCCCCCGTTATCGACTTCGACGTTGATAACGGCGACGAACCGCACACCGTGAAGCTCACCGCCGCTATCACTTTCAACGGCGCAGACGGTTTTATGGACTTCCGCAACGCAGAGGAATACTACGGCATCACCTGTGCAGAGTATGAAGACCTCGCAATGTTCACTAAGACCTACGAGCTGACCGAGGCACAGATTACCGACATTGAAGAAGGCGGCGAACCCGGCAACGCAGAGCAGGAAGAAAAGTTCTTCGACGCATGGCGCGCAGCACTCGACGGTATCGGTATCGACTTGAACGACATCAAGGTTTCCAGCCGCTAAGCACCGCACACATTACCGATAGACCCGCCGGGCGGCGGCAACTTCCGAATACCCACCGCCGCCCGGCATCACCACCACCGAAAGGAACCTACACCGTGAGCACTGAAATTCAGCGATTCACCGGAACCGCCTTAGCGGTTAAGAACGATTTTGTAGACCCAATCAAGAACGCGATTACCGGCGCGCTACCGCTATTCATGCGTGAAGATTCTGACGCATGGATTAGGGGCGCAATCCTTGAGATTAGCAAGACCCCGCAGCTTGTTCAGTACGCCAAAAACAATTTTCCAGCATTTGCAGGCACGCTAACCCGCGTCGCCTCGCTGGGCTTGCCGCTCAACCGTGACATGGTTTACGTTTTGCCGTTCGCGTCGAAACAGGGGATGCAGGCAAATATCATCATGGGCTGGCGTGGTGAGATGGAACTGATCTACCGCGCGGGCAACGTCGAGACCATCCACCATGAAGAAATCTTTGAGAATGACCGCTACGAGTGGAGGGACGGCGCGCCGCGTCTCATTGCGCCCGCACCCGAGGGACAGCGGGGCAAAATCAAGTATGCCGTAGCATGGGCAGTCTTGAAGAGCGGCAAAATCAGTCAATACGCGGTTGTAGCGGCCGACCGAATCGCCGCCGCTAAGAAGGCATCACGCAGCTCTAGCTCACCGTCCAGCCCCTGGGTACAACACGAGGTAGCGATGTGGCGTAAAACGGCAATCCACGAGCTGGCTAATTTCGTAGATTCCAGCGTAGAGGAGTGCCGCCCGGAACGCCTAGAGGCCATGAAGACCCGCGCGGCGCTCGCGCTGGATGTGGAGCGCGAAAAGACCGCCCGCATGGAAGCCGAAAACCGCGCCCTGGAATTGAAAATTAAGCTAATGGAGCTGGAAGCAAAGAAGAAGGAAGGCGCCTAGAATGTCGCTAAACTCTGAACGCATCGAATACATCAGGGAATACGATTTTTCACATATCGGCTGGCGTAGCGCCGTGAAGAAGATGATTAACCGCGCAGCTGTACGCGCTGGGGCGCGCGGCGTGCTGAACGTCGAGCGAGACGCATTTATGAAGAAGACCCTAGGGGACGAGTACAACCCCCGGTACGTATCGCACGTGCTCACGGATTGTAACCGCGTCGAGGGCGTCACATTTGCTACCGTGGGTGTGGGTAAGAGCGCCCGCCTAGTAATCGTTTTTGATGATGAGAAGATCCGTAAGAGCTTGGAAGCAAAGAAGGATTAGAACATGTCTTCTACCGTAACAGTACTAGGAAATATTGGAGCGGATGCAGAGCGACGCGAAACGCAGAACGGCACCCCGTATCTCACGTTCACCGTGGCAGATTCGCGATCCAAGCAGAACGCGGCGGGTGAGTGGGAAACCATAAACACCACATGGCGGCGTGTCAGCACCTTTAAGGGCGTGGACTATATGGCCGCGCGTCTGGTCAAGGGCGCGCGTGTGGTAGTGACTGGCTCCGAGGAATTGCGTACCTGGGATAAGGACGACGGAACTAAGGGGTATAGCCTGGACGTTATGGCGCATAGTATCGACGTGGTATCGGCTCCGAATGGTACCGGGGCACCCGCTACGGTTCAGGCTAACCCGGTTGCCGCGTACCCGGCGAACACCGCCGCCCCGGTTCAGCAGGGATACGCGCAGCAGGCGCAGCCTATGCAGGGTGGTTATGCACAGCCCGCCGCCGCGCAGCCCGCCGCCGCGCAGCCCGCCGGTTACCAAGCCGCCGCTAACGCTTCGAGCGGTTGGGGTGGATACGATAACGGCGCAAGCCCGTTCTAGACCCTAGCCCGTGAACCCCCGGTGATTTTTTCGCCGGGGGTTTCGCCGTGTCTAGGGCGCGAAAAAAATTTAGAAAAATCTTTGATTCTGGCTTGCTCTCCACTCTCCATAAGGTTTACACTATAAATGTAAGGCAAAGGAAGCCTACAAAACACCCAAACCGAAAGGAATAGGCCAATGACTAACCAATACAAAACAGAATCATGCTCCCAATGCGGGGCGCTCTGGAACAAACCCGATCTAGTCAATTGCCGCCGGTGCAAACAGCGCGAACTAAAACGCGCCCGCGTACGCCGCAAAAAGGAAGAGAAGGGCGCAGAGCTAGAGCGTAAGCGCAAAAACAAAGAATGGGCGGCGACACATTGCTACATTTGCGGTTCGCTAATGGACATTCCAGACCCTAAGTGCTACCGGTGCCGCGAACGCATGAAGCGCCGCGAAAAATGGCTAGAACGCCGTAACGAGCGCATGAAACCGAACGACCTGAACAACCTAGAAGGCGTGAGGAAGTTCTTACAGGCGCGCCGCCGCCGTCTCAACCAAGACCCCCACACCCCCCCCATCGAAGGAATCGACACATGAAACACCCCATCACCGGGCGACCGCTAACCATCACCGCCGCCGCGCTCGCGACCGTACCGACCGGCTTTTTTCTCGCCGCGCTCATCACCGGCGGCGGCGTGAATATCGGCAGCTCTATTCTCACCCTCGCTACGTGGTGGCTAGGCGTGGGAATCGTAGCACTGTTCGAGACCAACCCGCGCCCCGCGCGAACCAACCGAGAGGAACACTAAACCATGCAGATTATCGACTCCAAGACCCGCCGGGGCACCGGGCATAACATGCACCGTATCACCGTCGAGTTTGCAGACGGGCGCAAAACTAACGCCGTGCTGTATAGCGCACCCGTGGGCGGTGAATATAGGTGCTACATCTCGCTTGTCGCCGCGTGCAAAATCGCCGGTGTGAGTGAAGAAAAATACCGCGATTACGTGCGTAATTGCAAGCTGGATACGCCGTACACCACCATTCCAGCGGAAATCAACGGAACCATGCAGGCGCGAAAGATGGTGTTTACCCGCGCGTTTGATATGGCTTGGTTTCTGAGGCATCAAGGCGAGGAATATAAGGACATTTGCGCCTGGTTCTACTCTATTAACACCTCACCGCTAGATGTGGTCATCGGGTTTGATGCCGTTATGAATCCTGTAGAGGCTAAGCGCGCCGGGCTTATGTCTATCCCTGTAGACGAACCCGCCCCGGCCGCGCCGGTTGCCCCGGTTAGTATCGACTTCGACGCTACCGGCGGCATCGAGCAGCTGAACCGCATCATCTCAAGCCTAGATGTTCCGTATCATGTTCGCTCCCGCGCCCTGAGTATCCAGAATGATTTTAGTCAGTTGGCTAAAGTCATTGAGACCCTGAACACTACCGGAAAGGCGGCGTAATTATGCGTATGACTCGACAGGTCATCAAGCTCACGAGCTACCGCTACGCCATGACTTTTAACATTGAGTTTGATTACGACGTACCGAGCGACCGGCGCGAAAAGATAGGCGCGGCGTTGCGGTCTATTATCGGTCTGCACGACCTGAACTACAAGGCTTCACAGGCGATTAAGAAGACTGGTAGCGGGGCATCGGCGCGTGAGGTCTGGAGCTATAAGGTGGTGGAGACTGAGGATATTTAGCCGAAAAATTTTCTAAAATTTCTTGGTCTTTGGCTTGCATCTAACACCCCCCATAGGTTTATACTATAAATATAAGGAAAACAAAGGGAATGGCCCGGAAACCTTACAACCCAAACCGAAAGGAGCCTAGCAATGCTGGCACGTCACGAAATTCTCGAATCCCTCACCACCGCAGCACACGGCGAAATCTCTAACGAGGTTCTGGAAGCCGCCGCTACCGAAATTTGGGAAAACAACAGCTTCGAGACTATGGCAGATTTTGAAGCCTACACCGAGACCTGGGATATCGTCGCTAAGCACGACGCGGCATAACCCCTAACCAAATAACGCCCCTCCCGGTGGTTAGCCGGGAGGGGCACACACCACCGATAAGGAAGCCACTAGATGCACCTCAAAGAAGCAGAGAAATTCTTAAGTAGGTTTAGCCACCTCATGGAAGACGTTGGAGTCAAGACAGAAATCACAAGGATTAAGTACAGACTCTACGGCGATTATTTCATCAAAATCGCTAACTTGGACGCACCAAAGCTGAAGAAAGCCGCCGGGCTCATGGGAATTAACCAAGCAGGGGGCGAGTGTGAAATAGCCACGCCCCGCCGTAAACGCGTCTACCGCTTCTACTGGATACACGAAGAAGAACACGCCGTAGCACGCATCATCGCCGCGCAAATCCTACAGGAAGCCCTAACCGAGAGGACACCAAATGCCAGAGCTTACCCTATGGCTAACCCGCAACATACGCAATGACAGAGTAAACCGTAGCATTGCGGGCATCTCCAACATTTCCGAATACGACTCACCCGAAAAATGGGAAGAAACCATCACCCTACTCATGCTCACGAAAGCACGAGATGACGACGCAAAGATGTACAATCCAGACACTACAAAGCGTCTCCGTGTAGCACTTAAAGCTATAGCAGAAAGTAATCTACTTGAGGATCTTAAGCAACCACTTACCCAGGCCGGGCGTGAAATCTTCGACCAAAAAATGGCTAATCTCATTGTTGGTGCAGCCGATAGCGTGGATCAACGCATGGACTGGTCTACACCGTTAGCGTTTATCCTACTTCTTATGTTTTGGCCTATTGTTTTTGCCGCCGCCGCCTTGACCTACTGGCTTAAATAGCTAGCAACAACCTAACCGGAAGGAACACAGACCATGACCAAGCAACCCAAACCGACCGAGGAAGAACCGGGATTTGAAATCTCTCCGATCGTGTTGTTCTGTGGCGTTATTATTGCGCTCTTTGGCTACATCGGAATGCTATTGCTTCTCCACCTGACACACAACATCTAAGGAACCGACCAATGGAACGCTACGAACGCGAAGTGTTCGCAGGAATTGACATTATGAGCATCTACGGGAAATATACCGATAACTACGACTACCCGCGCCGGGACATCATTCACCCCGCACTACCCGACCAACTCATACGAGCAGCTTTCATGTCCACCTGGAAAGCCGGGGCAACATGGAAAGCACACCGCAAACAAACCATCATAGAGGCACTATGGGCTATCGACACCGCTAAAGCTGTACACCCGGCAATGCGCATTAAGAGGCCGACCGCTCATCAAGCGGAAAAGCTGGAATACCTGGGGATGCTGGTGGACAACATCAACAAGGAAGGCGACTTTAAGAGCAAACACCAATACGGCGCATTGAAAGCCATTCTAGCCGCGCAGAAGACCGGCGACATTGCACACCTGGGCGTTGCAGGCATGAACCTGTACGGCTGGGCAGGCGAACAATAACCACCACCGAAAGGAACACCGAATCATGGAATACTCAAAGGCAGTAGAACACCGCTACAACATCAATAACCTACACCTGGACGCAGGCGAGCGCGCAGCACTCAAAAGGCGCTACCCGGCAACGGTGAAGGCTGGTTCGACATCTACGAATACGCGAATGCCTGGGCTAAGTCGCTTCTACTCGACGGCGCGCCCGCCCTGGGCATCAACGAATTTTACGAGGAACCCGGCGGCGCATGGCTCATCACCCGCGCGAACGAATCAACGCGCCATATCCAGCGGTTCTACGACGAAAACGCGACGATCTATCACACGTTTTCTAGCGTGAAGCTCGCAATCTTCTACCGTGAACGTGATCCCGAGTCATGCTAGGCACCATTTGCGAACGGTGCGGGGAACCGACCAACAACTACACCCCCGAATGTTTCGAATGCATGACACGGAACGACTGGAAACCCTAACGGAAAGGAACAACACCATGAGCAAGAAGACGCGACACAAGCTATTCGAGATCCGCAAATACCGCGCTGTGTGGGCCATCAAATCCCCGTTCACCTGGCAGATTATCCCCGCCGGTAACATCGGCAACGTAACATACCTTGTCGAATACCGAGGCATCAGGAAGTACCACGGGCAGTATGACGCATATGTTTACCTTGAAGGCGTACTAGACCCCGAACCCGAACCGCCCCTAGCAGGCGGCGAACCCCTCAAATTCATGTATGAAGACGAGGAAATGCCGAACCCCGACCTCTCCGCATACTGGGTTGTGACCACTGAGGAAGACGAATACGGCGAAGATGGATACGTAGAAACCACCTCACGCGAATACCCCGCTAAGACCCACAATTTCAAGCTTGACACCGCTACCCCTACCATCGTAGAAGCCGCGTACCTGGCAGCTCTCGAAGCTCTCTCCGAGGGCGAGCGACAGAAACAAGGCACTATGCACCTTGTGGTACTCCCCACGGAACAGCTCAACGAACAGCTAAACGGTAGCACCAATGACTAGCGCGGTTTGCGCTCGCTGTGGATTCCCCGCCTCCGAGTACACCCCATCATGTAGGGCGTGCTACATGCGCCGCCGGTACCGTGCCAGGGCACCACAGAAACCCGCTTACCGGCAACCCGTCTACACGGGCGCGGTTGCCGGGCGGGTACCCGCCCTAAACAACCTAATCCCAAACAGTAAGGCACCCAATGACCGAATATTCGCGAGCCAAACTCTATGAGCAGCTTGACGCACTCCGCACAACCCTAGAAGAAGCCGTAGACGCAGGCGACGTTTACGAAGCACCCGCATGGGCGCTAT